AAGAATAATGAACGTGCGAAAATAACTAAAATTGAATTTCATCCGAAATCAGGGGAAGTATCAATTAATACTACAAAAGGACCTAGGAAGGCCCTAACGTTTAGATTATGTCCGGAATTTAGTACTGCTTACTAACTTGCACCAAACATACTTGGATCAAAAGTAGCCTGGCTGCCATCTGAGTATTCTTGACCATAGTACGCAAGGTCTTTATCGGCTGGCTTTTCTTTTTGGTAAGCCAGCACGGACTCATTTTCGACCATTTGGATTTCTAGTTCTTCGCCGTTCTCGTTTTCCACTTTAATCTTACGTGTCCAACGTCCGTGTTCAACTAGGATCCAATCGCCTTTTTCGTACTCGTCTTTGTTCTCGTGACCCTTTGCATAAACTTGACACCAACGTGGTTTAACACCGTGTGCCTTACCATCGTCTGAACCAATAATAATTCCACCTGCTGTTTTAGTTTCACCGAAGTGCATTCCAACAACTAACACCCTGTCACGGATAGGGCGTAACTTACCTTTAATCATAGTTTATACCTTTCAAGTTTATTTTTTACGATTTACAATTTCTTCTTTAACTGCTCTTGGATTTTTATTGTAGTAATCTTGTAAAACTTCTTCTCTAGTTCTTACAATCTCACCTGCTTTGCCAATTTCATCGCCACGAGCGTTAACTTTTGCGTTTCCAACTGCTGGAAGTAACTCATTCTTAAGATTAAGTTTTTCCATATCAATTTCTTTTCCACGCATACTTTTTACTGTTCTAGCCATCTTTATACTCCTTTAAAGAATTCATTTAATGGTATATTGTATTTAATCGAGTCAATGCGGTGTACACCCATCAAAAAGAGTGTATAACTTGCTACACTCGAACCACGTCCAACACCCCATACAATATTATTCTCTCTCAATGTATCAATGATATATTTCATTTGTTTCAACAGCATAAGCAGTCCACGCTTTTCGTATTCTGCTAGTTCAATGTTTACACGCTGAACTTGTTCTTCTGTTCTACACATTGTAAGTATATATTGTTTTATGTCCATATCTTTATATGGTTGTGGCATAAACCAATTGTCTTTATTAAATTCTGTTTTTGGAATTGGATAACGTAAGTGTTCTTTTTCTACGATATCTACATAGTTTTCAATGTTATCAACCACAAGACAGTGTTCAAGGATATCTGTACCGTGTTTGAGTACTCCTTTAACTAGTTGTTCTTGTGTAAATTTAGTCGACATTTATTAGTTGATCCAAGTCCTTATCTTCATCATTTGTTTTTACAGGTTGCATTGCTCTTCTACGCAATTCATCTCTATATATTGTAACAAATGTTTGGAGTTGTGTCAACAGTTCATTGTTGCCAGATCTGGCACATTGGGTATATTTTCTGCCCAAATCAGATATTTTCTGAGTAAGTTCTGTCTCAGTTAGTTCTTTCGGATCCTCTGAAAAAGGATGAAACATTATGAATACTGACCTAAGTATTTCAAAAAGATCTTATCTACACTGTGTCTCCATACTTCAATAATGTGTGGATCAGTAGTAGAGTCTAATGTTAAAACAGCAGGGAAAGTTGCATCTTTCTTAAACACTGTACCGCCTGAAGTAATAAGCGTAATAGTATGATTCTCACTTCCGCTGTTGTAAAGTTCCAGTGTTGTTTTACCCATACCAATTGGAGTTGTTTCTGAAGTAAAAATAGGATCACCTGGAAAGTTTAAGAAGTCCATTGTAATGTTAGCACTGACTCTAAAGATTTGATAGTCACCGTTTTCATAGTCAATAGTAGTAGGACTAGCAGAAATTGTTCCGCCATCGAACTTTTGTGTTCTATTGTTTTGTAATAACGCTCTTTGTATTTTGTTTAATTCAAAGTCGTTGTCTAAATTTAATTTTGCAGTATCTGCCTGCAGATCGGTAACTTCGGTTTTCGCACTTGCTAGACTCTGTTTAATGGTGTCAAAGTTATCTCTGAACACTTGAGTGTCATTATCCTGGCCAGCAACTGGAAAGTTTTCGTTGATACCTAAGTAATTAATTGTACTCGCCACTGTTATATCTCCAATTGTTTTGTGTTAGTATTTATCATATGCTAAACACCCCGGGCTACAACCCTGAATGGTCCTGGTGGAAGACTGCCGTCATCACTTAGATCTTGTTTAGCACCAGTACTATTAGTATGATTTGTAATGGTTTTTTGCGGAAACTTAAGGTACTGATCTTGAATTTCTCCATTTACAATATCAATTACAAAGCGATCAGCAACAAAATCAAGCAGTTTAAAGTCAAAGTTTTGGGCTCTAATACGTGCTAAAATAGCGTTAGAACGCCCAGGTTTAGCATAACACAATATAAGTGCTTTTGTATAACCTAATTCTGCCTGTGCATCATCTTGAATACTACGCATCCATAATGGTAAAAATTCTCTATCACGTTCACCAACAGCACCAATTCTTTCACGCATATTCCTTATGCTATTAGGAAACACACGTTGTACATCGCTATCACTTACTAATGGTATATTGCTATCAATACGTATTCCTTGATAACTTACAAGTACTTTACTTTTAATATTATTGTTAAGTTCAACAGTTTGACTAATACTCTTCTTTCCTTTTTCTAAAGGATCTAGCAAATCAACATATATTACTTCGTACAATGTTTCTTGAGTTGTAGTATCTTTACCTTTGGCTACTTTAATATTACCAAAATTAAACCGTTTATCATAATGATTACGACTTAGTGCTTGTACATATGAAACTGCTTCTTTGCTTTCTATGCCTGCAAACAGTAGGCATTGTAAGTCAGTTTGAATTCCAAAGTTAGCATCGCCGTATCTGTAAATGTCTGAAGAACTGAATATAGAAGAATTTGTAATAAAGTTGAACCAATTCAATCGTTTTTCTTTAGAAGGAAATGCTCTTGCATAAATGTTTGCAAATGTTTTTTCTTCGTCGGCTACAACGGTAAGCGTAAATGTTTTTTCAAGTTCTGAAAAAGTTGCTCCGTCTTGTGCTTTAACTGTAAACTTATAAACTTTATCGTAACTAGTTGTTGCACCATCAAAGATACTACTGAAGTCTCTACTAAGTGTAGATTGATCTTCACCTGCACTATCCTGTTCATAAAATCTAGTTAACCCATCATCTGAACTATCTGCAAACTGTCTTACTTTACCTTGAATAATTCCTGTTTGTAAAAACTCTAAGCCTGGAGGTAATGAACCTGATGTAATACTGTATGCTACTCTACCACCGTAAAGCAAACTTGTTGCACTAACACTTTTTGTACTAGGCTGATTTGGTTTAATTGTTCCTAGATCGTTATCAGTATTCCATTCTATAGCACTTTCAATTTCACCTATCAAATCAACTGTAAATGTTCTTTCACTAGTTGAAACACTAGTATTCCAACTTACACCAGTACCTGGTATTTCACCTTTGTTTGCAATCTTAGCAATCCATATTGCTCCTAAGAATCTAACTGCCTCTGTTGGGTAATATACTGTTCTACTGTTCCAATCACCAACAAGTGTATACTCAGTATCAGCAAGAACCAGTGGATAGTTAATTGCTTGCATTGTAAACTGATATTGTTTAGTTACAGCAGCCTGATATGGAGTAACACCTGCAATTTCTCCTGTAGTATTATCTAAAACAAGTCCTGGAGGAATAACACTTGGTGTACCATCTGGATTATTATTAAGTATAAAATAGATTATTGTTCCTGATAAACTTGGTGGATCATATACATCTAATTGTATTGTTAGATAGTTATTTGCTCTATAACGTCCTAAGTAACTATCTGTGATCCATAAAGGAGTTCTATCTCTACTACTGTCTGCTTGGAATAAATTTGTATCTACTTGTACAAGTGTGTTATCTGCTTGTAAAAATTCTTCAGTAACAACATAAATTTTAAACACTCTTGAAATGTTATTAACACCGTCTGTAACAGCAACACTAAATGTATAAATTCTGCTAAGTTTTTTAGGTGTTACACCTCTTTCACTATAGTCATAATTTAATGTATCGTAAATGTATGTGTCAAAACCTGTGCTATTATTTTTACCAATGTCTAATCCTGTTACATCAAAAGCCTGTGTATCATAAGCACCAATTGGTTCAGTACTATATGCAACAGCATTAACTGGTTTTGTAAATCCTTTGATACGTCCAGTTTTGCTCATTGATAATCCTGGAGGTAGTTGTCCACTATTAGGAACAATATAAAATTCTAATACGTCTCCTGCAATAACATCATTGTCTCTTGCCTCTAATTGAAAATCAACTTCTGCATCGTCGAGTACAAAATATGCATCGCCAGGACCAACATTAATAAATCCTTCATTAGTTACCCATTCTGGTATGTCAGCACCGTCTACTGAAAGTTTAAATGTTCTATCTTTTTCATCTACACTATCTGAAGCACGTATTACAAATCTAGATTCTGTAAATTTTATTACTTCACCTGGTGTGCCTTTAATTCTATTACCTAGCAGTTGTAAACCTTTAGGGAGTCTACCAGAAATAACTTTGTAAGTTACATCTTCATTTAATGTAGTTGTCGCAGTTAGTGGGATGTCGACGGTAATTCTTTCTTCTAGAATTCCTAAGTCTCCCGCCGGCGTTGTCCAAGTTACTGCCATAGGTTAACTCCTTATGTTAATATGCCACCGGAATCCAAATCTAAATCTGAATCAAGGGTCATAGTACCAAATTCTATGTTTGCTGCTGCAAAGTTTAATTGTATCGCATTTTCATATGTTCCGTTAATAGTACCGAAATCATATGTAGTTAAGTATTCAGTAACTGGAATAATGTTTTTAATTTTTAAACCTGTGCTACCATCTGTTGTAACTTCAATATCTTTTATACCAGTTTCACTACCTGGAGCAAATGTACCTTGTATGCTAATCGCTTCTGCTGTATACGCTGGCATAAAACCTGCATCAGTGTCAAAACGTGTAAACGCATCTGGAACACTACTACTGATTGTTATTGAATCTGCATTGTTTGTAAAAGTAATTTTTGCACCAGCATCTAAACTTTTAAATCTTAATTCGTTACCTACTTTTTCTTTAAATAGTCCTGAGACCGATGGTCCTAAGTTAACAACTTCAACTGTAAGCTCATCATTAAGGTCGGAAAAATTAGCATTGACTTTTTCAAAGGCTGTACGTAGGTCATCACCTAAGCCGTCATTTGCTAAGTTACCTATGTTTATTGTTTGTAAATCTGCCATTGTGTTTTCCTATATGTATATTTAGTGGAGATCCGCCCACCCTGCTGTGCTATCATTATTAGCATCTGCAGCATAACCTTGAAACTTTCCTGATGTTGTATTATAAACCATCATACCAAAAACTGGTGTAAGAGCATCTATCTCAGTCTGTGTAAGTTGCGGTGGACCAATATATACTTCATCAAAGTTTTGATTGATTTTGTTAAAGGCAGTACGTAGATTATCGCCTGTTCTATCGTTTGCGGATGTTCCAATGTTTACTGTAAGTTTTGCCATCTATCCGCTCCTATACCCAACCGCCGATTGCAATTTTGCCCCAGCCCGCACTCTTGCGGACATAGACATAATTGTCATCAACTCTAATTTCACCTACAGGTGCTGCTTCTGTTTCTGAAGCCGGAGCCGCTGCACCTGGTGCAATAGTTCCTAACACTGTACCTTCTTCATTAATAACTACAGATGAGTCATCACTAAACACTGTTCCTATAAATGATCCTCTAATATTGTCTGATTCAACTGGACCTACAATTTTACTTTCAGCACCATCTACTAGTTTTGTACTGTCATCGCCAAATACTGAACCCGTCATATCACCTGTATGATATCCTAACAAGTTACCAGTTACATTCGCTGCTGTTACATTACCAATGGCAACAATATTTCCACCCATTTCAATGTGCTGCGATAGGAATAAGTTTTTATATTGTAGTGAACTAGATCCTAAATCATATTGATTGTCTTGATCTGCAATAATGTTACTACTTACTGATCCATCTAAGTTAAAAGTACCATCAACAGCGTCAACTAGTTTTGTACTATCATCAGCAAATACACTACCTGTAACATCACCTGTGTGATATCCTGTTGTGTTTCCTGTAACATCACCTGTTACGTTACCTGTAACATTACCAAATACGTTAGCATAAACATCAGCAACAATTCTACCCATAACACCGTCAACAAGCAACGTACTGTCATCAGCAAAAACACTACCATTAATGTCCACATTAGGATCAAAAGCAAAAGTAATTTTATCATTAACACCGTCTGTACTAATTCCTATTCCGTACCCTGCAACAATTTCTAATGTATCTGAAGTGTTATCAGGTTGTATATCTGATTGTCCTTGGACTGCAAATGTTCCAAATGTATTAACTGCCGGAGCAGCATTGGTTACTGTAACAATACCAGTTGCATCATCTCTTGAAAGTGTAATACCAAATCCGTCATCAAGATCAATGACACCTGTATTTGTCATAGTGACAACACCTGTAGTGTTATCTCTTGCAATACCTGATCCTACTGGAAGTCCTGTAGGTAGCGTACTAGCATTTCCTAGACTTGTAACACCTGTGTTAGTTAATGTAATATTTCCTGTGCCTGCACTTACACTTATACCTGTGCTACCTGCTAGTTGTGTTACACCTGTGTTTGTAAATGTTACACTCTCTGCTCCACTGTCTACAGTAAGTTGCATAGCAGTGCCGCTAATTAAATTTAAACTATCAACAAATTCATCTGCTACAACTGCGTTTCCGTTATCTACTTGCACTTCCTTAAAGAAAGTTTTATCTAGATCAATAATTTTTGTTCCGTCTACAGTCGAATCAACTGGAAGATTAATTACAGTTCCGATACCTTCAACTTTAGCAAGTCCTAACCATAAACCATTATTCTCACTGCCTGGTACATCGCTTTTAGGTTCGACGTGTAATTCTTTCCACTGTTTTGTAAATGAACCTAAATTAAATTTACCTGTTTCTGCAGGGATAATATTATTTCTAAAGTTATCAAAATCTAAATTAGCAAATGGACTGTATCCTTGTATTACACCGCCTGACGATGGATAAGCATCGTATGCAGTACCGTCAACTGCTACAGTTAAATCTGCATCGGTATAAAGTAATACTTCGTCTGTACTGCTAATAGTAACATAGTATTGATTAGTATCTAGTTGCGAAACGCCTGAACCTGTAATTGATACTCGTGCTCCTGCTTCTAAGTCGTGACTACCATTTGTAGTAACTTTAACAGGATTGCTTGCATCAATGTTTATAATAGTAACTGGTCGATACTGTGCAATTGCTGTACCAATTTGTGTAAAGTTAGCATTGATAACATCAAAAGAATCTTTAATCTTTTGCCAATTAAGTGGTGGTGTTCCCGGACTAACGTTATTATTAAATGCCATTATGATCTCCCTACCGCTACTTCAATTGTTCCTATATGATCACTATCATATGCTTCAATTGCTTTACCAATAATTGTTCCTGCTTTCGGATCATCTGACACTATTGCAACTCCTTCAATGTGCGAAGTTACTAGGGTATCACCTTTTTCAATCTTACCTACTACTTTAACTGGAACTCTACCTTGTAGTGCTACAAGATTTTTAAATCCTGGACAAGCACTGTACATAACATATGCTGCTCTATCTGAAACAACACCTGCTACCTTTCTACTCATTTTATCTTTTGTAGTTGTAACTTCCTTGTCACCGCCAAATACTAACACTGTTCCAACTTCATATTCCTTGTCACCTTCGTAGTATTCTGCAAGGTCAGCAGCATAAGTTGCTTCAAACCTTGATTCATTTGGACTGCTTCCTGTAAGACTCCATCTACCTGTTACTGTACCAGTAGTAGTATTTCCGCCTGTTGTTAAAACAAGTGTTTCAACACTACTTGCTGTAATTGGAGCATTACTCAAACCGTCCTGTGTTTTAAATTCGTGTTTATTATTCCAGTACTGGTTAGTTTTATCAGATGATAGTGAACCATCTTGTAAGTAAATACCACCATTACCACCGTATGTATAAAGTCTAATAAATCCACCTGATGAAATAGTACCTGTATCAATTGCTGTTTTAGTGTCAATTTTTAATGTACTAAAGTCTGCATTATTTGCAGCAAAGTCACCATTACTATCTCTTTGGATTAGTGTATTATTATCACCTGATCCAGTGTATGCTGCAACTGCTTCAATTACTGTATAATCTAAATCAGATGCATTACTTAAAGCGTTTGTTCTACGTACAAATCCTGTAGTACCGTATTGTGCTTTCTTAAGAGCACCACCGTTATCTACAACAGTTGTAAATGGAACGTCTGCTGCATCGTCAAGTGTAAGTTGATTGTTACCTATAACACTTCTTGCTGTAACTTGTGCTAATGCACTTCTTGGAGTTCCATTATCTTTAAGTGTAATCCAACCGTTACTTGCTACAAATTGTGCATCGTCAAAACTAACAACACCACTTGCTGCTTGTTTATCTGCTTGCGTACCTGTTGGCGCTGCTGCCGCAGTACCTGCAAGATTCATTAACAGTTTGCTTTGTTCAACACCTGCTGTGCTGTTAATGTCTGCGTTTAAAATTGTGTCTGGATTAATCTGTGCATCAATTGTGTTTGCTGTCGAATCAATGTTAAAGTCAATGTCTCCAACAACAGTTGCGTTAATCGCTTGTTGTCCAACGCCAGTGAATACAATAAATTCATTTGCTTTAGTGTCAGTAAATCCAAAGTTTTGAATGTTTTCAAATGTTAAACTTCTTAAGTTAACAGCATCTGTACCATCAGTAGGATCAGCAAGATTAACAATCTTGTTGACCACATTCATATCTACTGGACCTTTCATAGGAAGGCCGCCGTCTAGTGCTAAGAAGCCACCGCTTAGTGGCGGTAGTAAGTTACCTTGTGGTACTGCTGCACCATTATGTGTTTTACCTAAACGTCTTTCAATGTAAACACGAGCAGCGTTTTCTGTTGGAACTGTATCAACAGCGTTATCACTAAACCCTGAGTCTGTACTAAATTCAGCAATCGGAACACCACGTTTAAATCCAAGTCCATCCAAGTTACTCAATGCAATCGCTGCTGAGAATGTAACCTGTCCTGTACCTTGGTCAACGCTAAAGAACGGACCAACTCTAAAGTTACCAAATTGGTCAGTTGTTACGTAGAACACACGTCCCACATCACGTTCATCTGTTTCAGTTGCTGCGTTTACAGAATTAACAGGTGGCCCGTAAATTTCATTTGGATAGTTAGTATCTGCATACGAACCTGTACCAATGTCTAATAAATCGTGTGATGTAACACGAGTCAACGAAATTCTAATTGTTAAGTTACCGTCTGCACCTACACTTCTTACTGGTACAGCACTTCTAATTGTATAAGTTGCACCATAGTCTAATACACTTTGTTCTAATGGTCTATCAAGTGTAATTCTTGCATATGGTCTAACGTTAATATCATCTTCTGATTCGTAACTACTAATTACGTATTCTTCACCTAGGAATAATACTCTTGAACCAGGAACCCTTGATCTATCTGCTGGAGCAACCGGAACAACAGCAATTTCAGTATCACCTGCCTTACCTTTTACTTTAGCAAACGTGTGTGTACCTGCTTGTGGAACACTTGATTCTGCCTGTGTAGCAGCAGCCAAAGCATACCATTCCGCACTTACTGTAAATGTATCAGGAGTTGGAACACTATAAACAAAATAGTGTATGCTTTCACTAAGACCTGTTGGCAATTTATCTGTTGTTTGGAATACAATACAATCACCTTGTACTAAACCGTGTCCTACAGCAGTAAAGACTGCCGGAGCAGCAATACTAATTGTAACTGGTGTTTTAGTCCCTTCCGAGAATGTTAACCCTGCACCTGTAGTACCAACAAGTTCACCTGGTTTGTAAAGTGTTAGGTCAATGTAATCATAGTTTTCTCTAAGTGTAGTTTTACCTAGTCCTTCAACGTTTGCTGTAATAGTACCAGTACCTGCATCAGTTACACCAATAGCATTTGTTGTTAAACTTTCACTAACTTGGAATGATGTTGTAGTTAGTCCTGTTTCTCTAACATAATACTTTTGACCTTCAATAATTCCTGTTGGCAAAGTACCAGTTGAGAGAAACGTAAAGATGTAGTTACGCAATTGTTTGTGCGGAATTAAACCTTTAAGTCCTAAACTTGAACCAGTTGTAAGTCCTAATGTAACACCACCTGGTGATGTAGAAAATATTGCTTGGTCATACTTTGGAACATCTTTAACATAGTAAGTAACACCTGATGTCATTCCTATCTGTGTTGATGTTGGAACAAATGTGTCACCAGTTCTTAATCTATGAGGGAATGTAAACGTAGCAATATCTGTTCCGCTATCTGTACTATCAATAATAGCGTACATACGTATAGTTGCAATTGCACCCGGAGTAAATTCTACTTCAAAATTTCCTCTTGTATCACTATGGTCTTCAAACTGTAGTACACGATAAACATTCTTCGACTCAGCAAGTTTTAAACCTGTAGATGGTCTTGTAGCAACGTTAACAATATCACCTGTTAAAATAACCTGTGAGTTTGAACGCAACGATAGTTTAGTTCCATCTGGAATCTGTGCAAACAATCCATCAAAGTTTCCTGTTTCATCTGATGTTAAGTTAAGTCTTGCAACGCCTGCTGGCAAATCTTGTGTTGTTACAGATGTAACTGGATATCTAAATATTAAGTTTCCGTGATCAACTTCAAGTTCTGAGTTGTTTAATGGTGTGTAATCATAGTTTGTAACGTGAACAAACAATCCGTTTGTAGTTGTAGCAAATGCTGGAGTAGGTGCATAACAATCTACTCTTTGTGCAAGATCATTATACAATGAAACTGGTGTTGGTACCTCTAAAGGATCTGAACCTTCTGCAACAAGTGCGTAGATACCGTGTGCGGACGAACCACCCACTGAACGTATTTGAGCACCGTTGATTGAATAGTATGATGCATAACAGTAATATGTAAACATTGATACTGATTCAGTTAAACCACCGTTAGTTGCAATTAAGCCGTAACCCATATCAGCAACTTGTGTAAAGTCGTTTGATAGCATTGATCTGTTACCAGGCATCAACACTTCGTAAATTCTTTGGTACTGAATTGTTCCACTACCAGTTGTTGTAATCTCAATAGGTACACTTCCGTCAAAGTCTGCTTTGATTTGGAATGTGTTGTTTGTTAAACTATCTTCAAAAACATAGTAGTCTCTGTCTGCTACTAGTGGTGCTGGCAACCCGCCGCCTACTGATCTAAATCTAACAATAGCACCTGACTGTAGTCTGTGATCGTTTTTAGTAAACACACCTGGGTTAGCAACTGTTATACCTGTAAGTGTTTGGAAACCTGCAGGTCTTGTAAATGGTGTAGTTTCATCAAGTACAAATGTTGCTGTAGAACCACTAGGACTATAAACAAAGTCTCTAACATAGTTAATTCTAAACACAGCATCATCAACAATGAATGATGCAGGCAATTGTGGGAATCTTTCTAGTCCACCAATACCTAATCTTGTATCAGATGTTGATGTTAAGTGTTCAAACTGTAAGTTACCTGCGAAGCCGTCAACAAACATACCACCTGCAAATATTTGTTTGTTAATTGATCTACTAAATGCAGCACACTCTTGTGCATAAGGTGACTTAGCAAGAATTTGTCCTTCAGGGTCAAGTGTTAATGCAAAACCTCCGTGTCCTTGCATTGTAATACCTTGCCAACGTACTGCATCGTTTGCTAAGAATACATCTAAGTATTGGTTTTCTTCAGGATAGTTTACACTACCTGAACTACTAATTACATCTACAACAGCATCAACTAGATCTGTGAATACAGTTTCTGTTCCAGTTTCTTTGACAAATGCAGTATCAATAATTTGTGGGAAAGTAGTTTGAAATGAAGTACCTAACTCAACATTGTTAAGGATAAAACTAGCAAGGTAATCAATACGTCTAATACCTGCGATTGTTTCTGATAACTGTGTTGTAATTGCAAGTCTAGCACTAGCACTTTCAAAGTATTTTAATGCTGCTGATATAGTTCTGTTGTAACCGCCGTACTTCAAATCAAAGATCATACTATCAACTAGTAGTCCGACGTCACGTTTACATAAATTTTTATTATATTGGAATGTAACATCAAACGGTGCAATACTATTTGCAATTTGATTATCAATCCATTCAACTACTTCGTTCTGAATAAACACTTTGTTTAGTTTTAAAAGTGTTGCAGAATTTTTGTAGTTACCAGCGTTATCAATTTTAGGATAAACAGGTTGTGATGTGTCGTGTAAGTAATGATGACCATAAAGTCTATCAGTTACTTGGAGACCATCAATAACTGTATCACGTCTAAATTTACTAAACGCCCAAGGTGAACTTGAAGTTCCTGGCTTAGGTCGAATAATACAACGTCTAAATTCGTCACCAACAATTGATACGTTCTGTGGAACTTTCAATGGATAGTGTTCTTCGTAAATACCGCTTTCTACTTTAATTGTTAAGTTAACTTGATTACTTACATCACCATAAGAAATAACTTCGCCTGGTGTAAAGTCACCAAACTTAATATCAACATCAAAAATTTCATTTCCAAGACTATCAAGTTCACCAGTGTGTCCTAAAATCTGTGCAAGTGCACCTGAATCTTCACCACGTAAAAATAAGCCTTCTCTAATATCTCTTGTTCTAAATGCAATCGGAGTATCAGTTAATACATCACCTGTAAAGTCTGTTCTTTGACCTTCTGTTGTAAGTAAAAATCTAGGTAAGTCAGCAACAACATTTGGAATAGTTGTAAAGCCACTACCTTGGTCTGTAATTTCAATACCAGTAATTTCGCCTGATACAACTTGTGCAATACCAAAGCCGCCTTTTGTTTCGCCGCCGCCGTTAATCCTAACAGATACTAAACTGTATCCGCTACCTGGATTGCTAATTGTTACGCCTGCAACTCTATATGTTATATTAAATGTTGCTCCAGCACCAAACTGTGAGTCAGATGTTGTAGGAACGTTTGTACTACCTGGAAGAGAACTATAATTACCTGAACTAATTTGTCTAAATGTTACAACAGCACCCGGTGTACTTGCTGTACTTAATACTTCATACTTTGCAACGGAACCTGCTCCACCATCTAGTGTAATAATATCACCTGGTAAGTAGTTAGCACCTACAGTTGCAATACTAATTGTATCAACACTCAATGTAACTGTACCAGCAAATCCTGTACCACTGTCTGGCGAAGTTTCAATAGAGTTTAGTGTAACGTCATTGGCACCATTATTAAATGTTAAAATCTTTTTGTATGGTCCAATTTCTTTTTGTGAATCTAAAACAATTTCTTCTGCACGTTTAAGTGCTGCTTCGATTGATCTATATGCATAAGCAAGAGCTCTACCTTGTAGTTCTTCACTCACACCTGGACGTTCGTCTGCACCTGATGTTGCAACATATAAGTTTACACTAGATCCAAAAGATGATTTGTCAACATAACCTTTAGTTGCAGCAATTAAGCCGTCGTATGTTGTATCGTCATCTGGTTCTGGATCTCTTGAAAGTATAAGTGGACCGCCCATAGTACCAAAAGCACTATTTGTTTGACCCGTCTCTGGATCAACAGCGTCTACACCTTGAACTGAAATCTTTGTATCTACGTAACCTTTGTTAGCACCTTCATCATCGCTAACTGGAGTAGGTAAATCTTGTATTCTATACTGGTTACCACCTGATCTTGCAGATAAGTTACCACCAAGTTGTGGTGATGTATCACCTGAAATTTCACTGAATTCTGTTGAAATACTAATTTCACTTGAATTAGTAGTATCGTCAATAGCAACACCTACGCCACCAACAATATTTTTAAATACAATAGCATCTGTAGTAGGATTAACTGCTAGAATAGCACCTTCATTACCTAAGTAAGTTGCCGGTGAATCATTAAGTCCAATAAAAGTAAGTCTTTCACCTAAACCTAATGAACTATATAGTTCTCTAAAGTTATCGTTTACCTTTTGAAACGAATCTCTAATACTATCGCCGGTACCGTCATTACCTACTGCGCCTGTATCAATAACTTTTCTTGCCATTTTATCCCCTAAACACTCTGTTTCTTATCAATATTTATCTCTAAGTTCTATAAGCCGAATGTAAATACAAGTATGTTTTTAGGCACAGAACAAAAAGAAACTACTCACAAACGTAAGAGTAAACACGGTAAAGAGCACGTTTATAAACGTACTAAAACTGTAGTGCAACTCAAGTGTGACAATTGTGACAATGTATTTACCAGGGATTTGAAAAAGATCAGTCGCACTCGGCTAAACAATAATTATTTTCACGTTTGTACTGAATGTGACAGTAAGAGATTTGCCCAACGCAAAGGTGTTGAGCAAAAACAAATGTGGGATATGCCTGTTAGTTCAGACGTTGTAATTGGGAATAATTAAAACCCTACGCTTTCGCCGCAGCCACAACTTGATGTTGAGTTAGGATTTTTAATAGATAGGTAAGAACCGAACACTTCTTCTACGTAGTCTATCTCGGTCCCTATAAGATATAGTAAACTTGAACTATCAATAGCAAATTCACCACTTGGAAGTTTTATAATTTCGTCATCTAATTCTTTAGAATCACTCATCTGCCAATCGTATGAAAATCCGGCACACCCACCACCCTTCATTTGAAGTCGGACAATAGGCTTGCCGGTCTTTTCAATTAAGCCTTCCATATGCTTAATTGCAGAATCTGTAAGATTTACTGCGTCTGGCATTCAACTATTCGCTTTTCCAAATAGTCCAAGCGCCATATGCAATAGCAGCATATGCTAATAAACCTGCAAGAGGTTTTGCAATTAACACAATGATACCAAATGCAATTAAAACTGCACCATCCCAAGAAGTTCTTTCTTGAAATGCTTTTCCTACCCAAGATTTAAATTTATCTAACATAATTTACTTCTCCTTTTTAGTAGTTTTCTTTTTAGCCGGCGCTTTTTTCTTTGCAGCAGGCTTCTTTTTAGCCGGTGCTTTTTTAGCAGCAGGCTTTTTAGCAGTAGGAGTCTTAGGTTTTGTTACCTTGACTTCTTCTGTTAAAACTAGTGGTTCAGTTTGCGCTGACCCGAATAGGTTTCTCAACCATTTTAACATATTATTCTCCTTGTAGTCTGTCGTTGATTATCG